ACTCGACGCTATTAGTGGTAGCGAGGAGCACTTGATTGAATACGAAGATGCTGAAAACTATAAATGTAGAAAAATGATTAAAAAAACATATTAATCAAAGCGATTTCTGGTAAATATAATAGAGAATTCCAGAAATAAGAATTATTTTTGAAGAAAGTTCAAAGTAAGGAATTAATATGTTATTCGTTTTTACAACAACGTTATGACACCCCAAAATAAATTTAACTAATATTTCAGCAACACTAGGGAGTGTGTATCCATCATCAAACAATTCAAAAGCTATTTCTTGAAGAGACTCAGAAAGATCAACACTATCACTAGTAGCATATTTCACATTTATATCATCGTCTGTGCTTGTCTCAGCTGGCTTCCGTTTTTTTGTTTCGGAGATAGTTTTGGAACTTTCCAAGTTGTAAGTACTATCATTGCTGTGCTTATCTATATTTTTAAATTGGAACGGTACATCTGGTACTATTTTAAACACTTTTTCAGGTGAAACCCCATTAATAATTTTTGAAACTTTATCCCAAGCGATAGCTGATTGCATATTAGTTCTAGTAGCGTTGGCAATCATCTTACTGATTTCACTTTGATTATAAAATATGGGTGATTTTCTCAGTGCTTCCGTACTCTTAATTATTGCTTGTGCAGACGAAGCTATGTTCGTAATAGCGGAATATTGTTTTGTAAATGCTGTATACGAAGTAAGCGCAGATGTAATATCTGAAAAGTTGTTTTGGTAGACATTGGATTTCGATGTAAGTGCCATAACCCGTTTTAACGATTCGGATACTCCAGTATTAGAGTATGAGTTTGAAATTGTACTAGCAACTTTCAAAGATTGCACAATGGTTGGACTTGAAAAAGCATTGATTAGACTTTTATTGAACTGTGAGCTTGTTTTGTTTTCATTCACTTATTATCACCTCCAATATTAATAGAATTCATAGCAATCGGTGTAGTGAACGATTGCCATAAGCTAAGTATAATGCTTTACAACATATAGTGAACCGTTGAATTTAATATCGACATATGGTAGGAGATGAAAATTATGTGGGAAAAAGTGCAAAAGATATTAACTGATAGAAATATGACTATAAATCAACTTTCAAATTTAATGGGATGTACAAGGAATTCAACATTGTACTCATTCAAAAATGGAAAGATTAGGAGACCAAGTTTTGAACTAATGGAAAAAATAGCGGACGCATTGGAAGTGAGCTTGGATGAATTTAGAACAAAATAAAAAGCCCGCTACGGCAATAGCGGACTTAGAAAACAAATAATATCAAAGGAAGTATAACACAAATGAATCAACAACAGTTAGAACAATCTGAACGTGAATACGAACAAGAACGAGAGCGTAAGGAAATTGAAGCATTATTTGGCAAAGAATAGGACTGACTTGACTTAAATAAAGGAGGAAACAAGTATGCTACAACAAACAATCGACGTTACAACAACGCCAGAGCTTAATAAAGCTCTATATGAAACTCAAAAAGTTCTTACTCAACCATCGAAAAATAAAGATGCACATTATGGTAAATATGCTGACTTAAGTGCAATAGACAAAGCAATCCGTAAAGCAATCATTACGGCAGATTCAGGCATTAGCTTTTCACAAGGAGTGATTGATGATGCTAATGCGAACGGCAAGGTTTCACACAAGATTTATACGGTTATTCGTCATGTTAGTGGTGAAGAAAAGATCATCTACGGTGATTCATTCCCAGATGATTCAAACATGCAAAAGCAGGGTGCAAATGAAACCTATGCTAAGCGGACAAGTTTGTGTCTAGCATTCGGTATTGTTGCAGATGATGATGATGATGGGCAAGGCGTTTCATTACTTGAACAGTATCAGAAAAAAGAAGAGGAAAGCAAACTTAAAGTTATTGCTTACCTTAAGGACAACATTAAGAAAGTTAATAAAGACGTTTCTGAACGAGTATTTGCCGTCTTAGGTAAGAAAGATAAGACGTTAGATCATTTGAGTTATCGTCAAGCTTTGATTTTAAGTGGAGCATTGATGTATGAACTTTCAAGAGAAAACACCGAAGAATAGGAAGGTATGGAAGAATGAGACAAATTACAATTTCTGGAAACATTGGAAAAGATGCAGAACTACGAAGTACTAACAATGGCATGCAAGTGTCCAATTTTAATGTAGCAGTACGACAGAATCGACCAGATAAAGATGGTAATTATGGTACAGATTGGTTTAGGTGTGCCGTATGGGGAAAACGAGCGCAGACAGTAAATAATTACTTTAAAAAAGGCAGTCATGTGACTGTTACGGGATCCTTAAATGTCAGTCAATACAACGGTGAAACACAACTTAGTATTGACGTATCAGACTTCGACTTACCAGATAATCGCAATACAAACAATGCTAATTCAACAAATAGAAATAGCAATAATTCCTTTAACAATGGTAGTCAATCAATTGATGTTGGTGACGATGATTTACCATTTTAAACTGCTCGGAGATGAAAGCAAATGGCGCAAAGAAGAATGCTAAGTAAGCAGATTACAGAAACAGATATTTTTATGGACATGCCATTGTCAGCACAAGCATTGTACTTACATTTAATTATGAATGCTGATGATGACGGATTCATTGGAAATGCGAGAACTATTTTAAGAATGGTCGGAGCAAGCAACGATGATCTAAAACTCTTAATTGCCAAGCAGTTCATACTCTCTTTTGATGATGGAATTACCGTGGTTAAAGATTGGCGAATCCATAATTATATTCAAAAAGACCGATATCACAGAACTATGTACAAAGAACATCTCGAAGAATTAGAAGTCAATGATAACGGCGCTTATATCAAAGGGAAGCCAATGTATACAGATTGTATACAAGATGTATCCAAAATGGATACCCAGGTTAGGTTAGGTAAGGTTAGGTTAGGTAAGGATATTAATATATATAGTCCATCTGGCGATGAACTGTCTTCTTTTGAAAACGACTTTGAAGTTATTTGGAAAGAGTATCCAAACAAAACAGGTAAAAAGCAGGCCTTTAATCATTACAAAGCTTGGAGAAAAAAGAACAAGAAAAATACTAATGATTATTTGATGAATAAATTGGCTATGTACAAAAAGCATCTAGCGCTTAATTCGTGGAAGAAACCTATGAATGGTTCAACCTGGTTTAACGGTCGTTTCGATGATGAGTTAGACATGACAGTCCAAACACAATCAAAACGAGTTGTTCAAAGGGAGACGTTACCAGATTGGGCGTTAGATACAAATGATTCGACAAATAAAACTAGTGAAAAAAGCACAGCAAGCTTTGAAGAGATTAACGATATGCTAGAAAAACTAAATAAGAGAAAAAGTAATGATTAGATTAACAATTCCGGGTGAGCCAGTACCAGCTAGTAGACCACGAGTTACAAGACGTGGATTTGCATTTACGGCTGAACCATATAGAAGCTACAAAAAAATGGCTCATCAGGTAATCAAAGAACGGTATTCAACAGAACCACTGCAGGGAGCACTGCATGTACAAATTAAATTCTATCGATCAGTTCAAAAGAGTGTTTCAAAAGTAGAACGCCGTAGAAGGCTATCAGGAGTCCATAGACCAACGATGAAGCCCGACATAGATAATCTATTTAAAGCAGTTACAGACGCCTGTACAGGAATCGTATGGAAGGATGACAACCAGATTGTAAGTACTAAGTCCGACAAATTCTATTCAGAAGAACCACGAGTAGAAATTTATGTGGAGGAGCTATGAAACTATGAATTTTAAAAATTTAACTAGTGAAGAACGCATTGTGGCTAATTTTATTAACGAAGCTTTTGAAGAACGCAATCAAAACATGATAAGTACTATTGTTTGGATCAATAACCATACTAACTATTTAGTCAATCAGCGCCCAGATGTACACAGAGCGATGAACAATTTAACAAATAAGCAATTTAATCATGTGATTGCAGAAATATTATTACCATTTTAAAATTATGCCGTCTCAAACGGTATTAAGTACAGAATCAGAAGAAACTGATATTTAAACATAAATATTCAATCAAGATTGAGGTTAATAATTACATGAAAAAACTTTCAGAAATGACAACAGAGGACATTGTCCGTGAATTGTATGGCAATGATTACACTTTGCAAGAATTAGATCGGATTAAAGAAGCACTTGAAGAACAGTATCAAGAATGGTGTAAACGCAATTTTAACTAGGAGGAACGAAAATAATGTATGTAATCGAGAACACAGCCAATGGAAGATATTACCGAAAGTTAGGAACAGAAACACACCAGTATACCGATATTAAACATGCCACTCCTTTTAGTAAGTGGAAAAAGGCAAAACAAAAAGCAGATATTTTACACGCTGCGATTAGTCCAATTGGCGAACAAATTAATTTTGAGGTCAAGCAGCACAAGTTTTACGTGTTAAAGAATCGAAATAATAAAGGCTACATGAATCAAGTCTCGTATAGTGCACCGAAAGACAAGGCAATTATGTTTGCTAGTGAAGAAGACGCTAAGCGTGAAGCAATTGATCTAGCTACTGCTATGGCAAGAGTTGGTGTTGAACTTAGTTTTAAAGTGGAGAAAATCTAATGGCAATTAAGGAGATGGCGACGATGATTAAATTTAGAGCGTGGGACAACGAGTGCAAGGTAATTAGAGACTATGACGAATTGAAAGGGTTGACCTTGGACGCCTTAGATGCAAGTGATTTTAAACTTGAGCAGTTTACCGGCCTGACAGACGTGAACGGCAAGAAAATTTATGAAGGAGATATTATTGTTTCTGAACCGAATGATCCGACATTCGAGCCACTTAAAATTGGAGTAGTCAAACGTAGCAAAGTTGATGCTGGATGGTGTTATAGAATCGCAACTGATGAGTACAATATTTGGACAAGTGGCAAGTACCGAACGTATGAAATTATTGGCAACGTGCACGAAAACCCGGAACTGTTGGAGGAAATTTAATGATTGTAACTATTAATGATGATTATCAAGTAAAGGTAGATAACTATGCTAATTACACCTTACTCAAGGCTGTGAGAGACGAATCTGGAGCAATTAAGAATGGCAAGGATAAATTACCTATGTTCGCTACAAAAGGCTACTATTCCAATATGAGCCGTGCTCTGAATGCTTGTATTCATCTCATGTTGGAAGATAAGTACGATGTAATGGAATTGACGCAGTACCTTGATGAGTTGGAGAACTTAGAAGCTAAGTTTCGTCCAGTATTGAAACGGTTCAGGGAGGACGACTAGATGACTAAAGAAGAATATGCAAAAACACTTGAAAAATACGCAGCTGATAAAGTAGCAGATGCCAAACACGATGATTATTATGCTGGATATTTTGACGGATTAAAAAAGGCAATTAAATTAACGAAAGAATTAGACGAACCAAAGAAAGTGGTTATTCCTGAGTTTATTGCCAATGATATTAAATATCATAAGAAACATGGTTCCACTTTGCGAGGCGCATTAGGAAGCGCGTTTGATTCGGATGAGGAAAGCAATGTGTACTATTGGTTTTTTACTGATGATGGCGATGAAAATGTTAGGAAGTACATTAGCGCTTGGAACAATGGCTACGAGGTTGAGAAAGAGCCTAAATATCTTGTCCGAGTTAAAGGTTTTAAAAATCATAACGAATATTATAACGAATATTATATTAATTACGATTGTGGCGATGAAATTATTTGTTTAGATGATAAATATGAAAGAAACAATTTTAAAACCATCTTCACTAAAAGTTGGCTCAAAGACAATTGGCCCGAATATGAAGCTTACAACGATGCTGGATTGCTTGAGTTTGAGGAGGCAGAAGATGAGTAAACCTCAACTGAAAAAGGAACAACAAGATAATAACGAATTTATTTTTAAACATAAAGGCAGAGTTATTCCGCCACCAAATACAAAAATAGAAGATGTTGGTGAAGTGATTTTTTGCCGTGATATTATGACAGCGTTTGTGATTGTTCATAAACATAAATAAGCCAGCAGAAAAATTGGAGGATTAAGTATGGAAAACGTTTATGTAGTTAAGCTAGGGAATTTATATTTTAAGAAAAAAGAAAGTATCTTATTTGGCAAATATCGATACACAATGGCTGATAATTTAGGCGATGCAAGTTTTTGTAAAGATTTCGATTATGCGAAAAAGCGTGCAGAAGAAATTGGCGGTAATGTTTATAAAATTAATCTAGAATAGGTGGATTAACGTTATGTCAAAAGTTAAGAAGAGAATTAAACCAACAAAAGAACAAGCCCAAGAACTTAATCGTCGGCTAGATGCCGTTGTGAAGGCAGGACATACTAGTGATTTGTATTGCGATTGTGAACTTTGTCAAGCGTTAGCAGAACAAGCGGAGTTGATGGGATATAGGACAGATTCGACCATCAAACAGCCTAGCAATCAGTGGGAAAGACGTAGAAGAGAAGCAAAGAGAAAACGCCAAATTGATGTGGTCAAGGTGGCTAATCTAGCAGGTCAGGGGTTAACATTTGCTGAGATAAGTAGAAAGATGCATCGTAGTAAAGATTATATTAATAAGGTAGCTAGGGATTTTGATATTAAGATCTTCACAAAAAAAGAGAGGTAGGAAACCGTGCCATTAATACCAGAACTTGACGATAAAAAGACTATCAAGAATGTGAAACACTTTTTTGAAGTAGAGTTCCCAGCGATTCAGAATATGGCACACGTAGCTTATGTTGATATGAAATCGCCAGTAATTAGTGGTATGCCTTCAGTACATGGAGTAGACAATAGCAATGAAGAGAAGCTCACAGCACATGCTCAAGCTAAGGACTTACTAGCTAAGGTATTGCAGTCATGTTCAGGACTAGATAGAGAGCATCGGCACGTGTTGGAACTACGCTACTTCAAAAAGCTAAGCTGGACAGCGATTGAAGACTTAACTGGTTACAATAACACACACAACTGGGAACGATTCAATGAAGCTTTATTACAATTTTCGTGGGCATTTGCGGACGTTGAAGACTTAAGAGTATTCAAAGATAGCCAATAAACGAATAAAATCGGAATGTAATGCTAATAGTGTTCGCCTTATATTGTTAATATCGAAAGAATTGATAAATAGACACAACATATAAAACTAATAAACGAACTATAATTAATCATTTCTTTTGATTGGGTGAAATTTGGGTAGTTTCAAAAGAGACTAACGGTTTTAAGCTAACAATTCTTTTCGACAAAAAGACAATGGGGAATCTTTGTGCTTAGTAAGGTTCGACTCCTTACAGTCTTATTACTGGTATGTTTGACGTAGTTGGTAGCTACGGATAAGCAAGCACAAAAGAGTATGGCGGAGATACATAAAGGCCATCATAAGTCCTACTCGGACACCATCGGGGACAACTACCAGTGAGATGTGGCGGAATAGGTAGACGCTATAACACAATGACAGAGACTGTGAACCTATCGGAGCGGTGTTAGGATGACGGGATTTATTCCCTATGCCGACACAGTCATGTAAGGTGCAAATCCTTACCATCTCATATTTATAACTAAGGCCACACGACGATAGCGTTATGTGGCTTTTTATTATTAGGAGGAAGCAATATGCCAAGGACAAGAAGATGCCGCTATCCTAACTGCCATGCAATGGTTGTGTTCCCTGACCACTATTGTAAGCAACACTATGAACATGAGGCTGAATACTTGGCTAGTCGGCAACGTTGGGCACGTAGTAATGATAAACAATACACACACAAGTACAATACAGTCACTCGCTATCGCAATGAAGATAAGCGTCAGCAATACAGTTTCTATCGAACAAGGCAATGGTCACACCTAAGACAACAAGTCCTAGAGCGTGACCATTACTTATGTGCTTACTGTAAAGTGCAAGGACTTATTACACCGGCTAAGACGGTTGATCATATTGTCCCGATTGAGTTTGACGAAACACTGAAAGCTAACATTGCTAACTTAGCTGTAATTTGTGGGAGTTGCCATCGGGCTAAGACAGACTGGGAACAATCATACTATGGCACTGGGCAAGGCAACGAGTTACAAAGCGTAACACCAATCAATGATGTATCGTCAATCGTTGTGTTAATGAATGAGGAGTGAAGATATTGAAATCATATTATATTGAATCAATTAATCTGTGGATTATTTGCTTGAATACTGACTGCTTTGTTGATGCGAAGGCAAAGGATGTTATTAGAAAGCAATGGCGTCAACAAGTTCACACGGCCGAAGATGTCGTCGTACTTGATCAGTCTATTGCACCGTTTGAGTTCATTGGTAAATCAGATGCAACCATTGATACTGAAACAGTTGCCAAAGCAATCAAACAATCAGAACTTAAACATGAACACCTTAGTCAGATGCTAAGAAAATAGAAAGGATAGTAACAGACATGAATAACAGATATGATAAGATTCCTGACCACAAAGTAGTTAAATCAGCAATGCAACAAGAACTAACCGATAAACAAATCGAATGTGTTAAGAGTGAAATTGAAACAGCTGCTTTACAGAATGATGATAAGGTTCGCATTGATCTTATGAGCTTTAATCCCAATCAAAAGAGAAAGCTGGAGCAGGTTCTAAAAAGTAAAGGCTATAAGTTTGTAAAAGAATCAAGCTGGTCATTACTAGTCAATTTATAAGTGCCTATCGTGTGATTTAAGCGACTTTAAATTTATTAGTGTAATTGTACTAGACGATAATTAAAACAACCCCCCGCCCCTTATATGCCCAGGGGAGAGCACACACATTGGAATTCGCGTGTGATAGAAACAATTTTTGAAAATTTTTAGGTAGGGGGGTCACCAAACGATGAAAGGAGGCATATAAAATGAAAAAAGTGGATAAAGACGTCAACGGCGGGCAGTTATCACGTACACCGCCAGCTTACTTAGGCAGGCAGGCTAAGGTCGTTTGGCGTCGATTAGTTCCCTTTTTAGAAGACAATATCCCTGTTAAGCGCATTGATAGCGGGCTTGTAGAGCAATATGCTTCCCAATACGAGATTTACCGCAATGCGTATAAACATATTCAGGAAAACGGTGAAGTCCAAGCAATCTATAAAACGTTGCAAGATCAGACTGGTACAAAAATTGGTCAAGACTTCGTGGGCTACAAACGAAACCCGATGACTCAAATTTACGACTCAGCGGTTAAAAATCTGACTAAACTAGGCGCTGAACTGGGATTGTCGCCAAAATCTCGTAGTGATTTGATCAAGTTAAACTTAGATGACCACAAAGACGAGCGAAGCGTCGCCGATCGCATGAAAGAATTTCTAGGAGGGTAATAATGAAGATTGATTTAACCCAAACCCATGATGTTATTGGAGCTTATCAAGCATTAGACTGCTCAGCCATTCGCCAACAATATACAGACGCAGGAACTCAGTACGCTTTAGATGTTTTAGATCAGAAGACAACTACTGGTTATTTGATTAAGTTAGCGGCTTTCCGCCATATTAGAGATTTGCAACGGCAAGGTAGCGTTGACTTTCCCTTTGCTTATTCGGTAAAGCGAGTGGATCAAGTGCTTAAATTTGCTTCCATTTGTCCGAACGTTGATACAGGTGAACCAACTAAACTAATGTCGTGGCAAAAGTTCATTATGGCTATGTTAATTGGCTGGCGTAATGATGACGGTGGTAAGCGTTTCTCACGGGCTATTGTTTCCGTTTCACGTGGCCAAGGTAAAACTTACCTTATGGCGATTATCACTGCATATAGTTTCCTAATTGAATCACTAGGACTATCTAACCAAGACTATTTAGTTTCATCCATTAATTACAAACAAACTAGCAAGATTCTGGGCTACATTAAATCAATGTTAGCCAAGATTGCAACAATTGAACCATTTAAAACACTAATGCAAGATAGTGGATTAGATACACGGACATTGTCATCTCAATCTGACCAAGTTGTGATGAGCAGTAACAACAACAAGCTGCGAGCAATCAGTCATGAAGCCGGTCAGTACGACTCGTTTCATTTTACAACGGCTATTTTTGATGAAATTGGTGAAATTAAGACACGGCAGAAGATTTCTAAAATTGTGTCAGGCCAAGTTAAGGTGCGCAATAAGCAATTTATTCAAATTTCAACGGCTTATCCCGATCCAACCGTACCATTCCATGATGATGAGCGTATGATTCAGCAAGCCATGGAACAGGATTATTTGCGTGATGCTGATACATATTTGGGACTTATTTGGTCGCAGGATGATTTGAATGAAACTTACAAGCCCGATACGTGGGTTAAAAGTAATCCCTTACTAGATTTACCAAGTCAACGAGAAGTTTTGCTAAACGGCTTGACGGATAAGCGTGATTCTGACGCTTTGTCTGGCACACTCAACGACTTTCAAAACAAAAACCTTAACTTGTGGCTAGAACAATCAACTGACAGCTTCTTGAAACTGCCTGACGTTGAAAAAGCCATTGTGCAATCGTTTAGTTTTGATGATCGGCAAGTCTATATTGGCTTTGACTACTCGATGTTTAGTGATAACACGGCGTTAGCGTTTGTATTCCCTTATCGTGATAATAATGGTAAACCACGATGGTTTATTTATCAGCATAGTTTTATCCCATGGCAGAAAGCCGGTTCGATTGAAGCTAAAGAAAAGCAAGACGGTATTAATTATCGGGACTTAGCTAAAAAAGGATTTTGCACAATTAGTAGCCACCCACAAGGACTAATCAATGATGAGCAGGTTTATCAGTGGTTGCTTAAATTTGTTGAGCAACATCGACTGGAAGTTGTTTTCTTTGGTTATGACGCTTGGGGACTAACGCCTACAATTAAACAATTAGATTTAAATTCAGGATGGCCGTTGCAAGCCATTCGGCAGCGAACTAGTGAATTGAAAGATCCAACTAAGTTTTTGCAGACAATGTTTGTTGAAGGCTCAGTCGACCGCTTGGATGATCGAATTATGGAAAAGGCGTTACTAAATGCTGAAATTTATGAAGATAAAATTGGTATTCAAGTCGATAAAGCTAAGGCCACATTGAAGATTGATGTAGTTGATGCGTTAATTGACGCCTTATTCCAAGCCATGTATCACTTTGAAGACTTTGCAGATGTGAACAATCCTGATAAACAGGTCGAACGTATGAACGAAAAACAAGTTCTTGAATGGTTTAATAACCCGGAATCGGGATTGCTAGGAGATGATATGAATGATTTTTAAACAATTTTTTGCAACTATCTGGCGTTACTTTGATGTGTTGTGCTTTATTCTAGGTATGATTGCTGGAGTATATGCAGCCTTTTTATTTGGTCAAGCACAAGGTGTTCTAGCAATTGCTGTAGCTTTGTTTTTAGTTGGTTGGCTTTCAGAAGTCGTAACCGCTGGCCAAAAAGGAGGTGATTAATAATGCCTTTTTTTGAACCACCAACAGCAATCAATAATTCAACTAATATTCAAAGTGTACCGGTTGAAGATGATAACGTTGTTAACTTTTTGTCGCCAACTGGTAGTAATGAATATGTTAGTGCCAAGGATGCTTTGGAAAATTCGGATATCTATTCAGCGGTTAATCAAATATCTGGGGACTTAGCTACGATACAGTTAACGGCCAATATGCCACGAGCACAAGGGATTCTAAACAATCCCAGCACGACAGCTAACGGACATACGTTTTGGCAGTCTATGTATTCCCAATTGTTATTGGGTGGTGAATGTTTTGCATATCGCTGGCGCAATCCTAACGGTTTAGATTTACGCTGGGAATATTTGCGACCTAGCCAAGTGCAAACCTACTTATTAGATGATGGCAGTGGTTTAACCTATACGATTACCTTTGATGAGCCTGATTTGGGTGTTCTTCAATATGTACCGCAGTCTGACATGATTCATATTCGCTGGGCTAGTACCGATGGCGGTATGACAGGTAACAGTCCATTAAAAGCATTATCGAATGAGTTACAAGTCAAGAGTTCATCTAATAGTTTAACGTTAGCTGCATTAGCACGTTCAATTAGTGCTCCTGGTGTGCTATCTATTCAACATGGTGGACTGCTAAGCGAGAAAATGAAGGCTAGCCGTTCACGCAACTTCATGAAACAGGTGAACAATTCAAACGGTGGTCCAGTAGTTATTGATCAACTTGAAGAGTACAAGCCACTAGAAATGAAAGCCGATGTTACTAAACTGTTAAGTCAAACAGATTGGACGAGTAAGCAAATTGCTAAAGTCTTTGGCATTCCTGATAGCTATTTGAATGGCCAAGGTGACCAACAAAGTAATATCGACCAAATTAAAGGCATGTACACCAACGCCCTTAATCGCTATTTACAGGCGATTTTAGCTGAGTTGGATAATAAGCTTAATGCTAAGATAACAGCCAATATACGGACTGCTGTCGACCCGTTGGGAGACTCGTTTGCAGCTACCCTATCAGGGCTAACTAAAGATGGCACAATTGCTAACAATCAAGCAACTTGGTTACTACAGCAGACTGGTTATTTCCCAGATGAAATGCCTGCTGCTAAATCAGAAAAAGGAGGTGATAATGATGACAAAGAAAGTGATGATTAAAGGTGATATTGTTGATGATCAAACAGCCGGTTTCTATCAGTTTTTTGGAATGCCAGCAGTATCGCCTTCGGGTGTTGCTGACATTTTAAATGATGATGATGACGATGGTGATGATGAAGCACTTGAAGTTGATATTGCTTCCAATGGTGGCGATGTTTTTGCAGCTAGTGAAATCTACACTATGCTAAAAAATTATGCTGGCAATGTAACAGTTAACATTCAAGGCTTAGCAGCTAGTGCGGCCAGCGTGATTGCGATGGCTGGTGATCATATCAACATTTCACCAACTGCTCAAATTATGATCCACAAGGCTTGGTCACAACCAGCTGGTAATGCTGACGATTTGGAGCATGAAGCCAGTGTTTTAAATGGCATTGATCAGTCAATTGCCAGCGCTTATGAAGCCAAAACTGGCATGGATCAAGCCGACTTACTACAATTAATGGCCAATGAAACATGGTTAACCGCTAGTGATGCCGTCGATAAAGGCTTCGCTGACGAAATTATGTTTGCTAATGATCAACAATTGCAACCGGTGAATGCCATTTCACATATTCCACCTAAAGCTGCAGTTAATAAGCTAATGAATTTAATTTACAAGGCGGATAAGGATAAAGCTAAGCCGTCTAAAGAAGAAAATACTACTAATAGTCAATCTGCTGAATTACGAAACAGCAAATTGGCTATTTTATTTGAAAAAAATCAAAAGGAGGCCAACTAATGGCTAATATTAACACAATCAATGACGCTTGGATTGCCCAAGGTCAAAAGGTATCAGACTTAAACGACAAACTAAACGCAGCTGTTCTTGACGACAGCTTTGATCAAGACCAATTTAAAGCAATGAAACAAGACCGTGATAATGCGATTGCTCGTCGTGACGCTTTACATGAACAATTAGAAGAAGAACGTAAAGCTCAAGAAATTGTCAATATGGAGGATAAGGACAAAACCCCACTTGATGATAAAGAAAAAGACATCAAAGCTGAGTTCATTAAGAACTTCCAAGGCATGATTAAAGGTGACCCTAAAGTTATGAACTTGGTAACTTCATCTACTGACGAAGGCGGCAACGCAATTGGTTTGACTATCCCTCAAGATATTCAAACAGCAATTAATACGCTTGTTCGTCAATACGATTCATTGCAACAATACGTTAACCGAGAAGCTGTTACAACTCAAACTGGGTCACGAGTTTACGAAAAGTGGACTGACGTTACTCCACTAGCTGACTTAGATGACGAAACAGCTACTATTGGTGACAATGATGATCCTAAGCTATCCATCATCAAATATACGATTCATCGTTATGCTGGTATTACTACTGCCACTAATTCGTTACTCAAAGATACAGTTGACAACATCATGACTTGGTTGTCGCAATGGATTGCTAAGAAAGTTGTTGTTACTCGCAATACTAAAATCATTGGGGCGATGAACGAAGCACCTAAGAAACCAACCTTAGCTAAGTTCGATGACATTATTACCATGATTAATACAGCTGTTGACCCAGCAATTAAGGCAACATCATTCTTAATGACAAATACTTCAGGCTTAAATGTGCTTTCCGAAGTTAAGGATGCTATGGGACGTTACCTATTGCAACCAGACCCAACACAACCAGACCAATATTTAATCCATGGCAAGCGAATTGTAGAAGTAGCTGACAAGTGGTTGCCTACTGCTGGAACTGCAGCAGCCCCAGTTTATCCATTGTATTATGGTGACTTATCACAAGCGGTTACTTTATTTGACCGAGAAAATGCGTCATTGTTAACGACTAATATCGGCGGTGGTGCTTTTGAAAAAGACCAAACCAAGATTCGTGTAATTGATCGTTTTGACGTTGAACCAACTGATAAAGAAGCCTTTGTTGCGGGTTCATTCAGCCAAATTGCTGACCAACCAGCAAACTTTGCAGCAAGTGCTGCTCCAGCAACAGCCAGTAAGTAATTAGTCAATTATGTCGCCAATAAAACACACGGTACAGTGATAAGCTGGGCGGCTAAGTAAGGATGTGATTTAAGTGGCAGCCAATTTAGAAACATTGAAATCATCTTTGCGAATTGATGGGGATGATGACGACGAGCTGTTAAAAGGCTATTTGTCAGCAGCCACTAGCTACATTAAACAGGCCATAGGGGACGAAAATAGTGTTCCGGGTTTCTATGAAACGGAAGGCGTGAGCAACTTGTTTGAAACTGCTGTTTACGCCTTAGCTGGTTCATACTGGTACTACCGGACATCAATCACTTCAAACACTGTTAATCCAGTTGACTTAGTTGTTGATTCAATCATTGGCCAATTGCGAGGCCTGTATAACCAAAAGCAGGATGAGGTGAACGACAATGGCAATTAATAAGTTAACTCCGGTTGACTTTAACCAACGTATACAGATTGGCACTGTTAAAACTGTTCAAAATCCTATTAATGGAACTAGTAAACAGACATTTGTTAGTCAGTTTAGTTTATATTGTGCACCCTATACACGATCAATTGCATCTTCGTATCAACTTACAGCCGAACAATTGGAGCAAGTAGTGGTCATTATTAGGCATAATCCTAAAGTTTGTGAAGGCATTAAATGTCAGTATAAAGGCAAACTTTACGATGTCATTAATGACAGCATTGATGATTCTAGTAATTATCTATCTTGCGATTATTTAACGCTAAAACAGGTTACTAAGGGGGCTTAGCCATGGCAAACGATAACATAGTTGACCAATTAGAAGACTGGCTTAAGGATGTTCACAAGCTAGTCCCTAACGAAGCTGAACAAGAAAAAATAACCGCAGCTGGTGCTAAAAAGTTAGCTGATAACTTGACAGAAGTCACACGGAAGAAACATTACAGCTCACATAAAGACGAGAAGTACGGACATATGGCTGACAATGTAAGCTATAACAGCAATGACATAGACGGTGAACATGATGGTAGTTCAATTGTCGGGTGGACTAACAAGTATCATGACATGAATGCTAGGCGGTTAAATGATGGCACTAAGCACATTAAAGCTGACCACTTTGTTGACCAGAACCTAGCTGAATCACAAGATGATGTATTTAACGCCATGTTAGATGAATATAAGAAAGGGGACGATGACTAGTGTTATTACCAGTATCACAGGTAGCCAGCCTAGTTAATGCCCTCAAATTAACATGGGTTGATAAAGTCTACTTGAATGAAATACCTCGTGAAGATTTAGACAACACTGATATTACAGTCATGCTATTACAAGAGACTGATTCAAGTCCGGCCTATCATGCAAACAGCACGTTTAAAGGCATAGCCATGGGTGTTGAAATTCAAATATTTTATAAGATTGACCTAGCCAATGACTTTAATCCGATTGAAGCTGAGATAGCTTTGATGAAAACTCTTAAAGATGCTGGCTGGTTAATTGTATCTAGTCAGCACCACACAACTGACCCAGATACCAACCAATTGACCAAAACAATTTACGTAACTAAAAATGAAATGATTTAAAGGAGAGATATAAATGTCAAAACATAATATTGTTAAAGCAACTTTTGCTTTACTAGACGATAAAGGTGACTTAATTAAAGACGCTACAAAAGGCCTATCTACTGACGGAATCTATGTTGCCGATCATAATGGCGAAGGTTTCAGTCAAATCAACGTATCTGCCATTGAAGCAGCCGGAGTAGCAGGTTGGGGAAACGGACAAATCAAACGTACGGCTTATGGTAAGTCTATGCCTACGCTGGCTTTAACCGCTTTAGACTTAGACTTTAAGATTAATCAAATGCTTAAAGGGTTTACACAAAGTTCTACTACAGGTGCATGGGTACGTCAACTACCTAAGCCACATGTTGCAATGATTGCTGAATCACAATCACTAGATGGTGACATCTCAATTTATGAATGCTTCAATAACATTGAATTTGTTGAAGAAGCATCTAACAACTCAACTGATACTAACAGTGAAGCAGCTTACTCAACAGCATTAAATGGTACCGTCTTAACACCATTGAAGCCAAACATTTTCTTAGCTGCCAATGGCGTACAACAACCTTATATGATTGCCAAGTCAACTGATACTGGATTTGATTTAGACAAACTTTATGCCGAAGTATTTGGTGGCTATACCAAACCGGTAAGCGGAACAACTAGTGCAACAACCGTTGTAAC